GCTACAGGCTATCAGGTCTGTAGACTCTCTCATCATCAACACTCTCATGTGTGGTGTAGACAAGTGTGGCTACGTCGACCAATGGAAGCTCTTCCTCACAGGCAAGGGCAACTTCAGAAACGACATAGCCGTCACAGCCCCCTACAAAGGCAACAGAGCAGACAAGGTGAAGCCTAAGCATTTGGCAGCACTGCGTAAGCATCTGATGCAAGAGTGGAAAGCTGACATGTCTGAAGGTCAAGAAGCCGATGACTCCATTGCCATTGAAGCTACAAAGCTTGGTGACGATGGAGTCATTGTTTCATTGGACAAAGACTTGGATCAAGTGGCAGGATGGCACTACAACTTCGTCAAGAGAGAAGCCTACTACATCACTGAGAATGTAGGACTTCTGAGGCTGTACATGCAAATCTTGACAGGCGATGCTGCTGATAACATCATAGGTATTCGGGGCGTTGGCAACATCAAAGCTAAGAAGATGTTGGAAGAGGCAACGAATGAGGCAGAGTTGTTTCAACGCTGTGTTGAAGCCTATGATGGTAACGAAGATAGGGTTGTTGAGAACGCCCATCTACTTTTCTTACGTAGACATGAAGGACAAACATGGATTCCCCCCTCAAAAAGAATGACGTAGCTTTAGTGCTACGACCCATCATTACTGATGGTGTTGAATGGGATGGTAGCTTTCAACTGATGGTGACAATGGCTGGTCCTGTAGACCTTGACGAAGAACACATGAAGAGTCTGCTCACCATTGCCAGCTACCTTGCTGCTGCTGTTCCCTTGATGGAAGAGAGCGCCAAGTTCACTGAGCTACTTAGCGACAGAGCAGAAAAACTTGTGGGACAGGTATTGATCGGTGATGGTATGTCTCCCTTGCTCACCAAGAACACTAAGTGTGAGGGAGGTGTGCAATGAAGAAGTGCAGTGAATGTTTTTACATGAACTATGATGGTGAGCACGAACCTTGTGTTAGTTGTGATGAAACTGGTAATCATTGGAAAGCTATACTGCAATACAATCCAAAAGATGTAGCCTTCAACAAACGTGCATTGGATGTTCAGGTTGCTGGTAATCATTACAAAGAATTAGCTATCCAACCTGTTGAGTATATCCATGCCAACAACATCGGATACTTTGAAGGTAACGTCATCAAGTATGTCAGTCGTTGGCGCAACAAGAATGGCATCGCTGATCTTGAGAAGGCCAAACATTACATTGAGTTGTTGATTGAATTGGAAGGAAAGAAAGATGACTAAAGTGACTGTCACCTTTGAAGCTGAGATTGATGTTGACGATTTGGGTGCTGAGTATTCCAACGAAGACTACCTAGTTGACACTGTCAAAGAACATATCATCTATGCCATGAGCAGGCTTGATGCTGACATTACATTTAACAAGGTTGATGTGGAAGGACTGCAATGAAAATAACAATCACTGATGCTGAGAACGGCTTTGTTGTAGCGGTGGAAGAGAACGAAGACAGCACCTTCTACTTCGTTGCGTTGGATGTTGATGATGTATGCGGTATTGTGCAGAACATCTTGATTGATCCTGCTAATATGTTGGACATGACCAACATTGCATTTGAAGCTGTACCAAGTGACAGATAAGAAACGCAATGGTGGTGAATGGACAGAGGCACGATTCAAATCTTTCGTGACCTCTGCCCTACGTGCGGCATCACGACGATGGCCTCCGAAGTACAAAGCTTTGAAGGAAGCCTTTGTTGCTAGGAAGGTTAATGCAAAGACTGGTAAGATGGCAATGCATTACAACTGTGCTGTTTGTCAGAAACTCTATGTTGCTTCTGACGTGCAGGTTGATCACATCAAACCAGTGGTAGATCCTAAGAAGGGGTTTATCAGTTGGGATGATTTCATCAACCGCATCTTCTGTGAGATAGAGAATCTGCAAGTCATGTGTCGCAGTTGCCACAGTGTGAAAACACAGGCTGAGAAAAAGGAGAGAACAATTGCTAAGATGCACAAAGTGTCAGATGGCTGATGCTCTTAAAAGGGCAATAAATTATCTTGAAAGGAAAAAGAAATGACAATTCAAATCACTATTGAATGTGAAAACAACGATGAAGCCATGATGTATCTCAGCGCTGTTTCATACCACAATTTAATCAGTGACTTCTGCAATCAAGTACGACTTGCAAAAAAACATGACGGCGATGTGTTAAAAGTTTTTGACACTTTCGAGTCTGATTTTTACAATGCAGTTGAACATCACACTGGACCATATTAAGGAACTCAAATGAATATCACAATTGAATGCATCAAAGAAAACGAAGACGGCTCGGCAGATTGCACTGTCAATCTTGATGATGAAGCCAAAGACTTTCTGATTCGATACGCCCTTGTTGCCTGTCTCACTGAAGCAATTGAGAAGGGCAAGTCGTTCACACCAACCGAAGGAGAACAATGATGTTGTTATCTTTAATGACTGTGTTGTTTGTTGGTTTAAAGCTGACAGGCTTCATCGACTGGAGTTGGTGGCTTGTTGTAGCTCCAACAATTGTACATGCTTCAGTTGTTGTTTTGTTAGTAGTTGCAGCAGCAACGTTTGGTGTAAAGGTAAGGACGATTAAATGAACATTGATACATATCAAACAGAAGCTATGAAGCTTCGACTTCCTACAGCAGACCGTGAGTATGCTCTATTGAACTTGGTAGCTGAAGCTGGTGAAGTGGCAGGTAAGGCTGCTAAGCTGCGCCGAGATGGGGGCGATATTGAAGAATACAACATGCACATCAAGAAAGAACTTGGCGATGTGATGTGGCAGGTTGCTGCTGTTGCCAAGGACCACGGCTTCACCATGTCCGAAATATGTATTCACAATTTGCAAAAACTGTGGGGCAGAAAAGACAATGGTACTTTACAGGGCAGTGGTGATCTTCGTTAAGTGTTATAACTTCTACCCCTCCCTCACATAAGCAGCTTCGGCTGCTTTCTTTTCCTCTTAACACAAAGGTATTACCCCATGACATTCAAGGTTGAAGTTGACCTGTCCCGTGACGCATTGTTCGATGAACTTGGACTACAGCGTCTTAAAGAAAGCTACATGAAAGATGATGAACACTCTCCTCAAGAACGATTCGCATTCGTATCGGCATCGTTTGCAAGCAATCAAGAACATGCTCAGCGACTGTATGACTACTCTAGTAAACATTGGCTCAGCTATTCTACTCCTATCTTATCTTTTGGTCGTTCTAAGCGCGGGTTGCCTATTAGCTGTTTTCTTAATTATATGGATGATAGTGCAGAAGGTTTGGTCGATAATCTTTCGGAGACAAACTGGCTCTCTATGATGGGTGGTGGTGTTGGTGTTCACGTTGGTATCCGCAACAGCGACGACAAGTCCACTGGTGTGATGCCTCACTTGAAAATCTATGACGCTAGTTCATTGGCCTACCGCCAAGGGCGCACACGCCGTGGAAGCTATGCTGCCTACCTCAACATCAACCATCCTGACATCATTCAGTTTCTGGAGATGCGCAAACCTACTGGTGATCAGAACGTTCGCACCTTGAACATGCATCACGGCATCAACATATCTGACGAGTTCATGAACATCATTGAGCGATGCATGAAAGATGATGACGCTGATGACAGCTTCAACCTAATCAACCCCGCCAATGGTGAAGTGGTTGAGACAGTGTCAGCTAAGTATCTGTGGCAAAAGATTCTTGAGTTGCGTATGCAGACAGGTGAACCCTACCTCATCTTCATTGACACAGCCAACAAAGCTATGCCATCATGGTTGAAAGACAAAGGCTTCACCATCAACGGTAGCAATCTCTGCACTGAAATATTCTTGCCAACAAACGAGAAACGTACAGCCGTGTGCTGCTTGTCTTCATTGAATCTGGAATACTATGACGAATGGAAAAAGGACAAACAGTTTATCCTTGATGTTATGGAGATGCTGGACAACGTGCTGCAATACTTTATTGACAATGCACCAGATACTATTGCCCGTGCTCGTGCCAGCGCTATGATGGAGCGTAGCATTGGTATTGGTACACTAGGCTTCCATGCTTTCTTGCAGAAGAAAGGCGTTGCCATTGATGGTGTATTAGCCAAGAGTTACAACAATGAAATCTTCAAACACATTCACAACCAATGCACGATTGGTGATGCTATTTTGGTTACATCACGTGGCGAGTGCCCTGATGCACATCTCAGTGGTATTCGTCGTCGCTTCAGTCATTGGACTGCTATTGCACCTAACGCAAGCAGCAGCTTAATCATGGGCAACACAAGCCCTTCTGTTGAACCCTACCGTGCCAACGTGTTCCGTCAGGATACATTGTCTGGTGCATTCGTATACAAGAACCGCTTCCTCAAAGCTGAGCTTGCTAAGATTGGTATGGATGACGACGACACATGGGCATCCATCATCGCCAACGATGGTTCTGTACAGCACTTGAACATCCCTGATCAACTCAAGGAAGTGTACAAAACAGCAATGGAGATTGATCAGCGCTGGTTGATTGAGCTTGCATCAGATCGTCAGAGGTACATTGATCAGGGACAGAGTGTGAATCTGTTCTTCCCTGCTAACGTGTCTGTGAAGTATCTGCACAGCGTTCACTTTTTGGCTTGGAAGAGTGGACTCAAGAGCCTGTACTATCTTCGCAGTGAGAAAGTGAAGAAGGCAGATAAGGTTGGTGCGCAGATTAAACGTCAGCGTATCGAAGATGAAATTGATTTGAAGAGCATTGCAGATGGTGACACCTGCTTAGCTTGCGAAGGATGAATATGTATACTAATGATTTTTTAGGAAATGAAATCGACATCGATGATTACTTTGCGTATTACGTTGCGTCGGGTAAACATCATCAATTATGTCTGTTTCAATTCAAAGGACTCACAGATAAAGGAAGAGCGAAAGCAAAACTCTTGAAGCGCTCATCTACCACTGGATGGACAACAAACAGAGCGCCTTTAGGTGTCAGAGTTTGGGACAATAAGTTAAAAAACTTTAGATCAACAACTGATGATGATCGTAAAAAACAAGCTAACAAACTATTCTACTTAGAAGCTATGCATGAGAGATCAATCAAGCTGTACAACTTTAAGGAAACAGAATGACAAAAACTAAAGCCGACATTACACAAGAACGCACCATCTTCAAACCGTTCAAGTTTCCTTGGGCTTATGACGCATGGCTGCAACACGAACAGTCTCATTGGCTGCACACTGAAGTGCCTATGTCAGAGGACGTTAAAGACTACAAGAAACTGAACAAGGATGAGCAGGAGTTTCTGACAAAGATCTTGCGCTTCTTTGTACAAGGTGACTTGGACATTGGCAGTGGCTACCATGACCATTACATTCCTTTGTTCCGTCAACCGGAAGTGCGAATGATGATGAGTGGGTTTGCTGCCCGTGAAGCTTTGCACGTTGCAGCCTATGCACACTTGATTGAAACATTGGGGTTGCCCGAGTCAACCTACAATGAGTTCTTGCAATATGCTGAGATGCTTGAGAAGCATGACTACCTGCAACGACTCAACACAGCACCAGTGGCTGAGAAGATTGCTGTCATCTCTGCCTTCGGTGAAGGTATGCAATTGTTCTCCAGCTTTGTTATGTTGCTCAACTTCGCACGTAACGGTAAGCTGAAGGGGCTTGGTCAAATCATTAGCTGGTCCATCCTTGACGAGACTATGCACGCTGAAGGAATGATAAAGGTCTATCGTGAATATGTTAAACACCACCAAGATGAAACAACACCTGAACAGATTAAAGAGATTGCTAAGGAAATGGTTGCTCTTGAGGACCAGTTCATTGATCTTGCTTTTGGTATGGTGGAAGTTGAGAAGCTTACCAAAGAAGAAGTGAAAGAGTACATCCGTTACATTGCAGATCGTCGCCTCATCTCTATGGGTATGAAGGGCATCTACAAGATTAAGAAGAATCCTTTGCCGTGGGTCGATGGGATGCTCGGTACATCACATACCAACTTCTTTGAACAGAAGGTTACAGACTACAGCAAGGGTGCTCAGACTGGTACATGGGACGATGTGTGGGGTAAAGCAGCATGAGACACTTCACTGTAAGCTATAATAGCCAAAACAATATGTTTAAGGGTGTAATGCACGTCGAAGCAATGACCATCTCTGAAGCACAAGACAAGTTTCTGAACTGGCTCACCAAACAACAAAGCTATGCACATCTTTATCAACTCTCGTTTGAGTTTGTAGAGATCGGCGCTAGTCTGTAATTTAAAAGGATAGTATGTTAATCATCGAACTGCGACAAGGCATTGGCCTCGACATTGAATTCAACCAAGACATCTGCCACATCGCTGACACTGATGAAATTGAGAACGGCTTGTTTGCCTTTGTCGGCATCATCATCCTGTTGCCATTCATCAAGATATATATCGGTGATATGAATTTGATTGGTGGTAAGAAGTGATTGAGGTTGTTGTTACAGGCGACATGCTTGTTGAGGCACGTGATAAGGCCGCAGAGATGGGCAGATTGAACAACAGCATCACTAGAGGTCAGGGAAATCTAGCTGGTTTTCTAGGTGAAGCTATCGCTCAACAGGTGATGGGTGGTGAACTAGCTAACACATACGACTATGATTTGGTGCTGAAGGACGGTACAACCATAGATGTCAAAACAAAACTGACATCTGTCAAACCTTTAGATTCCTACATGTGTTCTGTTGCTAAGCTAAACACCACACAAGAGTGTGACTACTATGCGTTCACAAGGATAAAGAACGACTACAGTGTTGGATGGTTCCTTGGTGTATGTTCTAAAGAACGGTACTACGAGGAAGCCATTTTCATGGCGAAAGGAACAGTCGATCCAGACAACGGGTATGTTGTTCGGAGTAGCTGTTACAATCTACCTATTCATATGCTACAAGCTATGATATAACTCCACCATAGCGTTGGTTGCTGGAACCATCTGACGCTACAGTGAAGCCTGAAGAGGCCATCAATGTACAGTGATGTACAACGGCATGAGTTCCAGTCATGTCGGCGGTGGTTTCTTCAGGCTTTTTTGTTTATAGGAAAAGTTATGTTGACAAAGGTGTGTACGAAATGCGGGGTTGAGAAGGGTGTTGCTGAATTTTATAAACATAAAAGTTGTAAACATGGTGTTAACTCTGAGTGTAAGGTATGCTGCAAAAAAACAAACAGCGATTATTACCAAGCTAACAAAGATACTATGTGCGAACAAAAGAATGCATATTACAATGCGAACAAGGACGTTATCATTAAACGAAACAGCGCTTATCTAAAAGCCAACCCACACATTAGCAACGCTAAAAATGCAAAACGAAAAGCGATAAAGTTTAAAGCAACACCATCGTGGGTTGATAAAGAAGCGGTCAGAGGTATGTATAAACTTGCGACTATTTTCAACCGAACAGGACTCAACCTACACGTAGACCATATTGTTCCATTACGGAGTGATACAGTATGTGGTCTTCATTGTGAAGCTAATCTACAACTGTTGCCTGCAAGCGACAACACATCAAAAGGTAACCGTTGGTGGCCTGACATGTGGTAACATCTCTTCGCCAATGTCGGCACAACCAACTGAAAGGACATATATATGTCAACGAATAAAGCCACCATCATCTTCACCGACGACAACGATGGTAGTTTGTCTGTTCAAATTTTATTTGAACCTGAACAACCGAGCAAAGAAAGCAACGCTCATGTAGCAGCCATCCTTGCTCACCAGTACATTGTCAAGAAAGTTGATGAGGCTTATGAAGATGAATCAGCCAAATGAACCTGTAAAGCGCACGTCTGTCACCACCACAGACATGGCTGAAAAGACAAAGAAGGTGGAGTATTACAGGGTGCCTGACACCACCACAACATTGTGCTTTATGCATCTACATTGTGGCTTTCTCATCATTGGTAAGAGTGCTTGTGTAGACCCTGCCAAGTTCAATCAAGCCCTTGGTGAAAAGTATGCTTACGAAGATGCCATCAATAAGATGTGGGAGCTAGAAGGGTATTTACTCAGTAACGAACTTTATGGAGACACTCATGCAACAACGTGCTGAACGACCACCACCATTGAAGATTCAATTTGGTCAAGGCCACTACGCCTTTAGTCGTGGATGGTTGAACAATCAATACGATCCTGAGTCAGTGGCTGGTAAAGAATGGCAACGTGGATTTGACGCTGCCTACTTCGACAACCTGTCGCGTATTACGAAATCGTGATATAACATTGTCAGCGGGGATTCAGGGCATCCGTAAGTCTCATAAGCTCTACGCAGAAGTTTCGAGTACTTCCCCCGCTTCCACGTTCCGGTAGCTCAACTGGCAGAGCAACGGATTCCAAATCCGTAGGTTGTAGGTTCGACTCCTACTCGGTTCGCCATAACAAAAGGGGTAGCTATAACGGCTACCCCTTTCTTTTTGTCGGTACTTACAAACAACTACCGACGAATTGCAAGCCCACCCTTTGCGAACTTGTCTGTCAGTTTCATGACCTGATCTTTTAATGATCGTTCACTTTGCAATGGACCAATGGCTTCTTTCTTAGCTGCGATGTCAGCATCAATGTTTTCGATTTGATCTCTGAGACTATCAATCACATCTTCTTCCCATTCTCTTGACACCTTCTCTACCAGCTTTTTCTTTTTCTCTTGTAAGTCCTTGACAGATGTTGCAAGCCCCATCTTGCTTTCAGGAATCTTT